CAGGAAGAACAGGTCAATTCACTGAAAAAGGAATATGCGGATGCTGTTCTTCAGTATGGCAAAAATTCTGATGAAGCAAAGGCACTGGCAAAGCAGATTGAAGACTTGTCTGGTGAACTGGTTGACAATAAAAGAAAACTGAATGATGCAGAAAAAGCATCTGATGAATTTGACAAGTCACTGGAAGACACCAAAAAAAGCGCAGATGATGCTGAAGGTGGCTTCAGTGTTCTTAAAGGCGCACTTGCCAATCTGGTCACACAGGGAATCAATCTTGTCATTGATGGATTGAAGAATCTTGCCAGTACAGCCTATGATACATGGGCGCAGTTTGATGAAGGCGCAGATATTATCATCACGAAAACTGGCGCAACAGGTGATGCCGCCAAAGAACTGCAAGATGTATACAGAAATGTGTCAAAGCAGGTTGTTGGCAGTTATGACGAAATGGGAACAGCAGTTGGTGAGATCAACACCAGATTTGGATTGACTGGTGATGAACTTGAAGACTTGTCTGTTAAATTCATAAAATTTGCAAGGCTGAATGGAACTGATGTGAATTCTGCCATTGATTCCGTTCAGGCGGCAATGGCAATGTTTGGTGTTGAAACTGACAGTGCAGGTGATGTTCTTGACATCTTAAACAAGGCAGGTCAGGACACTGGCATTTCAATGGATGATCTGGCGCGGTCACTGATGGACAATGGCACTGTTCTTCAGGAATTAGGACTTGGCATCAATGAATCTGCAAATTTCCTTGCCAATCTTGAAAAGAATGGTATTGATTCATCATCAATGATGACTGGTCTGAAGAAAGCCATGCAGAATGCCGCGAAAGAAGGCAAAACGCTTGATGATGCGATGGCTGAACTGCAAAAGGAAATGGAAGGTGCAGGATCAGATACAGAAGCCGCGCAGAAGGCAATGGAACTGTTTGGAAACAAGGCAGGTCCTGCCATTGCGCAGGCTGTGCGTGACGGCAGATTGTCATTTGATGACTTTACCAAATCTGTTGAAAATTGGGGTGACAGTGTTGACACCACATTTGAAAACACACTGGATGCACCAGATAAATTTGCGCTTGCCATTCAGGGAATTAAAACTGATATGGCTGATATGGTTGGCAATCTTATGGACAAGTACGCACCACAGATTGAATCAGCCATTGACGGAATTGCAGACTTGGCAAAAGGCTTGTTTGAAGCGGTTGACAAAGGTGTTGGTTTTTTCACAGAAAACGGTGACACAATCATTGCAATCATCACAGGAATTGCAACGGCAACAGCAGTGTATCTTGGTTACACAACAGCTTTAAAGGTCATGACTGAAGGATGGATGGCGCTTGAAATTGTTCAGAAGGCTGTTGCCGCAGGACAGACGATTTTGAACACTGTCATGGCGGCAAATCCTATTGGATTAGTGATTGCGGCAATTGCAGGTCTTGTGGCGGCATTTGTGATCCTGTGGAATAAATCAGAAGCGTTCAGGGAATTTTGGATTGGTGTTTGGGAAAAGGTCAAAGAAGCCATTTCAATTGCAAAAGAAAAAATTTCTGAATGGATCGGAAACATCAAAGAAAAGCTTCAGGAATTCAGTGAAAAAGCAACGGAAATCAAAAATGGTATTGTTGAAAAATGGGAAAACATCAAGAACAAAACAGGTGAATTGAAAGATAAAGTTGTTGGATTCTTTGAAAACATCAGATCAGGTATTGCAAATAAAATCGCGAAAGCAAAAGAAGCAGTCACCACTGCTGTTGACAAGATCAAAGAATTATTAAGCTTTTCAGGATTGAAGAAAAAGGTTTCTGAACTGTTTGATGGCATCAAAGAAAAAATCACATCACCGATTGACAAGGCAAAAGAAATGGTTGACACAGCAGTTGAAAAAATCAAAGGCTTGTTCCCAATTTCTATGGGCAAAATTTTCAGCGGAATCAAACTGCCGCACTTCAATATTTCTGGTGGTGAAGCGCCGTGGGGTATTGGCGGCAAAGGTAAAAAACCAAGCATTGGCATTGATTGGTATCAGCGAGGCGGTGTGTTTGATAAGGGCGCAACAATTGTTGGTCTAGGTGAAAACGGCGCTGAAGCAATCGTGCCGCTTGAACGGAACACAAAATGGATTGCCAGAGTTGTGAAGGAAATGGTCAATCAGTTAGATGTCACAGGCGCAAGAAATGCGCTGATTGGAAATGTCAGCGCCATGAATGGCAATTCAGCAGGCATGACACAGAATGTGACTTTCAATCAGTACAACAATTCACCAAAAGCATTGTCAAGACTTGAACTGTATAGGCAGACAAATAGTTTGCTGTTCAGTGCGAAAGTGAGGATGTCAAATGTTTGAACTTAAGTTGGAAAATAAAACTGGTGATCAGCTGACATTTGGCATGAATTCACCATTCACAATCACTGAAATTCAGGGTCTGAATCCACCTGATGCGGACATAAACACAAGTCAGGTATCATTGCTTGATGGTGCAAAATACAACAGCGCAAAGGTGAAAATGCGTCAGATCAATCTGGCATTTGCGATTGAATACAGTGCGCCTGCAAACAGAATTGCGGTGTACAAGGTTCTGAAATCAAAGCAGTGGGTGCGCATGTATTACACTGGTGATTATCGTGATGTGTATATTGACGGATACATTCAGAACATTGACATTTCATATTTTGCAATGAAGCAGATTGTGACATGCACAATTCTTTGTCCAGAACCTTATTTCAAAGAAGCGCAGATCATGGTGAATGAACTGTCAAACATCATCAGTGCGTTCCATTTTCCGTTTTCATCAACAGAAGAACCACAGCTTGTCTTTGGATATTTCAGCAATGACATTGGTGTCACTGTTGAAAATGATGGTGATGTTGACTGTGGAATGATCATTGAACTGTATGCACGCAGTGATGTCACAAATCCAAAAATCTTCAATTATGTCACGCATGAATTTTTTGGTCTGAACTACACGATGGAAGCAGGTGATCTGATCACAATTGACACCAAAAAAGGACAGAAAACAGTCACGCTTCTGCGTGATGGTGTGGAAACAAATCTGTTCAATTATGTGATTCAGAATAGTACATGGCTTCAGCTTGACGCAAATGGAAGCACATTTGTGTATGAGGTGGGAACAGGTGTGCTTGGTGATCTGCTTGTCACATTCAAGCATTCAAATCTGTTTGAAGGGGTGTGATCATGACAGAAATTCTTCCAATTGTGATGAACAGCCAGTTTGAAAGGCTTGCTGTAATTGATGATTACAATTCTTTCATATGGACTACAAGATATTATGATTGCGGTGATTTTGAACTGTGTGTGGATGTGAATGAAAAAAACGTGAATCTGTTTAATCAGGATTATTTCATTATTCGTGACGATGATGAACATGTTGGTGTTGTTGAACAAATACATATTGAAAAAAATGATGATGGACAGGAAACACTGATTGTCAGCGGCAGATTCCTGTCATCCATTCTGGCAAGACGGATCATTTCAAAACAGACTGTGGTCAGCGGCGCTGTGTCAAAATGCGTGAACACACTGCTGAACAATGAATTGATCAATCCCACAGTCAGCGCCAGACAGATTCCAAATTTCAAACTCGGTCCATATAACATCCAGAACAGCATGCAGGCGCAGTATACTGGTGACAACCTTCTTGAAGTGGTCAGTGAAATCTGCAAGACATATGGCATTGGCTTCAAAGTGACACTGAATGATCAGCATCAGTTTGTGTTCCAGTTGTTCAATGGCACTGACCATTCATATGGTCAGAACATCAGACCATATGTTGTGTTCAGTGATGCATATGACAATCTGTTGTCCAGTGAGTATGTTGAAGATTATCAGGAAGTGGTGACAGATGTTCTTGTTGCAGGTGAAGGTGAAGGCGCGGACAGAAAAATGCTGTGGGTGAATGCCGCAAATAATCTGATTCCAGATGATCCTGCATATTGGCAACAGGGTGGATTGTCAAGAGGTGAAAACTATCAGGACAGCACCATGTGGCGCATCAGATTGATCACTGGTGTTGCCGTTAAACCAAACACAACATATGTGGTCACAAAAACGGCAGGCACAGCAATTGGCATTCACCAGATGGCACATGAAGGTGGAAATTTCCTTCATGATTCATTGTGGCAGACTGGTGACACATACAGCTTCACAACGCTTCCAAATTGCACATTTGTCAGAATCGTGATGCGGTATGAACCGAATGCTGACATTGAACCTGAAGACATTGGAACAAATATTGTT